ATACCTAACCACATCAGCAGGAAATACAAATTCTCCTTCACTTAATTGTGCAGGTATATCATCTCTAACTTCTTCTTGTGTTGAACCTGAAGGAACATCATTGCCTGATATAGGGTCTGTTGTTCCACCTTCATCTTTGAGTCCACCCTCTTCAAACATTTCCATTTGTTCTTTTAACATATTATTGTTCCCCTTTTATTTTATCTGCTGCATTACGTTCAGTATATTTATTTTCAGTTCTAAGTGGTCTATTTTTAAGTACTTGAGTACTTATATCTGCTTGTGTTGGATTTGAATTAGTTTTGAGAGCAAAAGCATCTGCATCTTGAATCCAAAAAGCCTCTACTTCACCCGGAAGCTCCATGTACTTGCGAGAAGCTTCTTTTTCAATTTTAGCATTAATAGCTTGCTTACCATATAAACTAATTCTTTTTTTCATAAACGTATCAAATGCAGGCAGATGATTAATTAAACTATGCAATTCACTTTCAACAGCAGTAAAATTAGTATCTATGTCTGGTAAATATACGTTTTTTATTGTTCTTGATGTTTTTAATTGTGCTTCAAGTTCTTGTCTTGCTAATTTTTCTGAAAAAGTATTTAGAACACTCTCATTAATTTCTATAGGAGCTTTATTGGTACGTGTATTTATAACTTGAACCACATTAGAAAGTTCTTTATTTATTTCAGAATTTAAAATATCTACATTTTTATAATGATCTACTGGTAAATATTTAGCTGCTGAACCACCCACATTAAACTTTTCTTTTCTCTGAACAGCATGTTGTATTTCGTGTAAAAGGAAACTTCTAAATTCTTTTGTTGTCATACCTGCATTACCATTAAATCCTGTGTTATTACTTATATATATAGTTGCAGGTTTGTTTGGGTTAGGATTAGGAAGATAAGCCATAGCTGTATTTACATTTTCTTTGGTACTTTCTAAAAATTTAATTTTAATATTTAATAGAGGATTGTCTTTAGTTCCGTATTGTCTAAATAAATCTTCATAATTTATTAGGTCTTTTAATGTTGCATTTTCAGGTATTTTAGTAGCATCTACTATAGTTTCCCCACTAGCTGTTTTACTTAACATACTACTTTCTGCAAGATAACCCTCTTGTAGTGTTGCTTGTCTAGTATCTAATTTATATCTTACTTTGCCATCAGCCCCACGATACATACCTGTATCCCTAAATAATTTATACTTATCTTGATTATTTAAATTTATATATTTTATTAATTCTTTTTCTCCAAGTATTGCAGGGTTAGAACCCTTTATACCCATTATCTCAGCTTCTTTCTGTGAGTAAGTTTTAAATGCTTTTTGACCATCTGCACTCTTAAGACCAACTGTATTCATATCAATTTTAGGTTGATTAAAGTCATCTATTGGAGATGTCTTATTTATATTACTAGCATTAGGACCTTCTTCAACCAATTTTGCACCACCTATACCGTCAGGAAGGTTATCAAAAAATTCCGATGCTCCCTTTTTTAAAGGTTTAAATAGTTTATTTAATGTTTTAAGAGGTACTAAAAAAGCACCGGTAGGAGATAATATTTCTCCTATTAACTGATCTGTATTTGCAGGATTAGATTTTAAGCCGGTTGTTTCAGTAAACCATTTATCAAAAGTAGGTCTTCCTGCCTCTTTTTCTGCTCTACTTAATAAATCTTTTACAACAGTAAATGTAGGATTGTTTGTGTAGTCACCTACTAAATCTGCACCAGCAGAAGCCATGCTTATTATGTCTGATGGTAAACCTAAAGTACCTGTTAATAAACCAGTTCCAGTAGCTGTAGCTTTTTCTATTATCTCATCTTTTTCTCTAAACTGAGGAAGTACTTCTTTCTTAATTCTATCAAAAGAAAATATATCAGACATACTCTCGTCTTTGTTTTCTTCAGCAGACTTAGCAAGTCCTTCTTTAAAAGAATCAGGAGTTAATAGATTATCCATTTGTTCATATAAACTAGCCATTGTTTGCGTTTACTTCATCCCTTAGTGTTTTTAATTTACGTAATGATGCTATTGCACCCTGTGATCTATTCATTACAATAGGATTGTCTGCTTGCTCTATTAGTTTATGTTGTTGACTAATTAAATAGTCAACGTACTCATTGAAGCTGTTCAGTAGCTTGAGGTTGTTGACCAGCGGCTTGAGGTTGCTGAGTATCTGCTTGAGGTTGTTGTGGTTGTTGTCCATCTTGTGGTGTTCCTGTAAATCCCTGTTCTCCCGGAACTGGTGCTATTCCTGTACCTATAGTTCCTCCACCTGCCCCTGTTGGGTCGCTAGGGTCTGTTCCAGCAGGTGGTTGCTGTGGTTGCTGATTGTCTAGGGGTGCTTGAAATTGTTTCATTAGTTCAGCTTGTAATGCAGCTTCATCCATATTATTAGTAACTTTATCAGGGTCTAAATCCATTGACTTAGCTATCTCTCTAATAACGTATTGAAACTTAGCGTATGGTGCAAGAGCAGGATTAGATGCAACTTGTAAGAACTGCATTAACCTTTGACTACGAACTTCAGTAGCCATTAGACTCTCTGTACCTCTAGCTTTAACTTCTAAATCGCCTTTGATATTTTTATCAAAATCAAACTGCATATTAAATCTAAATAGACCTTCACCTAATGGTTTAAGTAAGTAGTCATCAACATTCTTAATAACTGTTTTTACTCCACCACTTGCTGCGTTCATTAACATTGATATACCTGAAGCAGTTCTACCTACTCCTGAGACACCTGTTTGTCCATGCGAGAAAGAAGGCAAGCCTGTGCTTTCATCAGCTAGTTGTCTAGCCTTATCAAATAACTGTAGATTCTCTTGTGAGACATTAGGAAACTTAGTTCCGAATATAGCTTGACCCGGAGCACCACCTTGTCTCCTAAAGACTTTGCCCGGATAGACAGAAAGGTCTTGACCGGGAACTAAGTTAGTCTCGTCTACTTCTATAAGTAAGTTTCCTGATAGCACAGCGTTGTCTACAGACATTCTCATAAAACCATTCATTAAGGTTTGAGTATCATCCATGTTCTCAGCTATACCTACACCAAAGAATGAATAGGGGTTTAACTCATATGGTGCTGCCATGTAAGGTATAATAGCAGGTTTAAATGGATTAATAACCATTCTTATTAACTTGTTGTTGCATACCCATGCATTTATTTGTATCTCATCTAAAGATTTTAATTCTTTTGGTATTTCTATATTTTGTTCTTCAAGCATCTCAACATCACAGATACCCCAATACTCTAAGACTTCATATCTTTCAATACCGTGTTCTGGTGCATAATCTGATAAGGCATCTTCCCATGATTCTTTAGTGTAGTTCTCACCTTCAGATATAGCATCTTCAATAACTTGTGTACGAAAGTGTGGTCTCTTCTTTAAAGCTCTTAACTGTGACCTTGACATTTTATGTCGTTCTATTACATATTGAGCTTCATCCATATTGTTTGCATCAGGATCAGGATAAAAGTTCCATACTGAAACGTGTGATACTTGTGGCACAGTTTTAATAGTAGGGTCATAGTTACCTTCTTCATCCCAATTAGGATATTCTTTATCTATAGCAAAAGGACCTTTCATTACACCTGTACCAAATAGAGCCATTTCAAATGCTGTACTTCTTAAATGTTTACTTGCACCTGACTCTTCTAGTTGATCGTGTATTTTCTTTTCCATGCTTTTAGCTGCTATAAGAGCAGGACTAAATGTTATCGCTGTAGGAGTCTTGCCAACTTCTCCTTTAAGGTTCTCAACATCTTTAAGCTTTTCTTGCATAGGACCAAGCATTTCTTGCAAAGTTTTGGCAGTTGCTCCTTTAGGAAGGTCTTTACCATCACCTTTAAACCCATAAGGAGAGGATGATAAATTAGTGCTTCCACGCAATTCTTCAGGTTCTTTTGGATCAAAGCTAACATCTTTTACTACTCCTTCTGGTAATTCGGTTGGGTCAACGCTTAATGGAAATTTATTGTTAGCAAATAATACATCTACTATTTGTCCATACGCTGCTAATGTTTTTGTCTTTGTAACTTTTATGAATACTCTAGATTTTTCAGCTTCTGTGAATTGCACATCTGAACCATACAAACCTCTATAGTTACGATAGGCTCTTAGCCATCTTTGTTCATCTTGCTCACGGTAATCATCAGCACGATGATATCGTTCCATAATAAACGGTATTATATTAGTTGTGTTTGCATCAGAAATTACTGTATCGTCAGAATCTTCTAATGCAATAATTTCGCTTTCCATAGTTATATCATTTTCTTCAGCCATATTTTATCCTTAATATCCAAATGTAGCATCAGCTACAGGCATTGAATTAGTTGGTACTCCCCTAGGATCAAAGTCAAACAGACTAAATCTAGGTCGTGACATTATACCATATCTTAATGCATCATACAAGTGATCTTCTGACAATGTATCAACATCCTCTGGATTCTTTTTGTCTAGAGGTATGGCAGGTAATTGCGATGTAGTATTCACACACGTATTAAAGAATATAAGTCTAGGTTCTTCTGTGTATTCATCTACTTGTAAACGTCTATGTATCTCATTCTTTCCTGATACACGACTACCTTTACTTCTATCTGAAGGTCTCCAACGACACCCTCTCATAATCATCTGTTCAGCTAAGGATGGTCCTGTGTCTCCACGTTTGTGCCATAGTGAGCTATCTAATACTCCATATCTCATACCACCGTCTTCAGCTTCTAATTCTAATATCATATCTGCCAAATCTGTGGCAAGGACTTTGCTAACGTAGAGTTCTCTATAGACAATAAGTTGTTCAGATGGTGATACAGCAAACCAAAGGACACCAGACTTACTACCATAACCATAATCGCAAGCCCTAAATTTAATCCAGTTACTAGGTATGCGAAAAGGCTCAACAACATGGATATTCCTGTCAAACTCAGTAAAGGCTGCACCCTCTTTGATATCCCAATCTCCGTCAAGAAGCTGTCTTCTTTGTTGCTCTGGTAATGAAAGCAACATCGCCTCGTAGTCTCCGTGTTCAGCAAGGTAAGGATTGTCAGATAATCTTGCTGGGATAAACCTCCGTTTAAATAAAGCCTTTCCAGCCTTTTTATGTCCTGCTGGATACTTAAGTATTTCTGTTGTTTCAATATCTGTTGCGTCATAGGCTTTTCCATACGGTGAAGGGTCAATAAACATTTTCTTAACCCAATGATGACCTCTTCCACCGGGATTTGTTGTAGCTCTCATAAAGATTGGTAAATCTTGTGCTACCGATCTTAGTCGTGATCTCATATAATTCCAAGCGTATGGTGTTGCCCATTGTGTTAACTCATCAAAGCCTATCCATGTAAAGGCTAAACCTTGATATCTTAATACGTCATCATCTCTATCTAGATAAGACATCCACAACCTAGCACCTGACGGTGCAACCCATTGCATTTTTCGTTCTGACCATTTAATTCCCGGAATAATCTTAGGATATATTTCCTGCGATTTAAAAATCAGTTCTCTTAGTTCTTCAGTTGTGTGTCTCAATAACAATCCACTAAA